AAACCAAAAAGACAAACTATAGAACCTAAGAAAAGGTCAAGAGTTACTAAGTCATACATCTATGAGTGTAAGACCTATGCAGTCAATCAAGCAAAGTGGAAGGCTGCAGTTGAGTTTTGTGAGGACAGAAGGATTAATTTTAAGATCATCACAGAGGACGAACTCGGAATCAAATGAACCGTATCGAACAACTCATTCCAGATCTCAATAACAAAACGAATGATCAAGAAGTTATGATGCTTGAGATTATGCAAGTGTTGAATGATACTGTTACACCTATACCAGATGTAGGAAAGTTTTATACCTTTGTCTATAATGCAAAGACACCTCGTATAGAATATGATCAGCACCCATTGATTGCTTGCACAGAAGTACTCCGTTGGGGGTTTCGTGGAGCAAACTTTCATCTAGGTAAGTATAGAAATTATACTTGGGAAGAAGTAGCAGGTCAACTTTATATTGTTGACTATGAAGAACTAGGAGACTTGCTTTCTATACCTTATGGACTTCGTAAAGATACTTACTAAATAGAAAAAAGATAGTCTGTAATGGCGTCAGCAAATAGCAAAGTATCTAAAGTAACAACAACTGAATCTGGTGCTTTTGGTTCTAAAAGAACTGTAGATAGTTACTACAAAACAGAGGTTACTAGTCTTGCTGATGGTACTCAAAAAAGAGACACATATAGAACTGATGCCCAGGGAAATAATGCTGTAAGAATTCAAGAAGTAACAGTTAAGGATGGAAAACAAGTAAGTAATACTATTTCATCTACTGCAACAGCAGGAGAAAGAAGAGATTTAAATAATTCAGACTCTCAATTAAGAGGTTCAATAAAACAACAAACCAAAGATGCTGGAGAGAAAATTAATAAGAATAGGGAAGATGCCGCTGCTGGTGGACTTACAGATGCTGGTAAAAAAAATCAAGAGATACTTGGTGGTGGTTCTGGGAATAATGCAAACGATGAAGGTGAAGCAGGAGATACTTCAAGTCCAAGTGGCGAACCTCCAAAAAATAAAGCAGGAACAAGAGAGGATTTTGGAAAACCATTAAATTATCCTATAACTAGAGATGAGAAACAGGATTTTATTAAATTTGATATGCTAAAATATGAACCAAAAAAAGTTCAAGGATTTAGTTTTGGTGATAGAAGTGGATCATCTGGAAGAACAATTGGAACAGTTACTCTACCAATTCCAGGAGGTATTTCTGATGCTAATGCTTGTGATTGGGGTGATGACCGCATGGGTCCACTTAAACTTGCAGCAGCAGGAATTGCTTTAGGTGCTCTTGATGCTTCAGCAACTTCTGGTGGTGGTATTGGTGGTCAACTAGGTGATTTAAAAAATCAGATAGTTACTAATAATAAAGATATGCAGCAACTAATCGGTCAAACGGCAGCAGCAGCTGCTATTGGTTCCAATGAGAACGCATTATTTTCAAGAACTCAAGGAACGATTCTTAATCCAAATCTTGAACTAATATTTAATGGACCATCACTGAGACCATTTACTTTTCAATTTAAAATGTCTCCAAGAAGTAAAGGTGAAACGGAAGAAATTTTAAAAATTATTAGATTCTTTAAGCAAGGTATGGCACCAATTAGAGAAGAGTCAAGACTTTTCTTAAAGACACCTCATACGTTTAAAATTAAGTATGTTCAGTTGGGGGAAGAAAGTAAGTTTTTAAATAAGTTTAAAGAATGTGCTCTACTATCATGCAGTATTCAATATACTCCTGAAGGAAACTATGCTCCCTATGAAGACGGAGCAATGTCATCATATCAAATGTCTCTTCAATTCAAAGAACTTGAACCCATATTTAATGATGACTATGGTAGTGATGGTGATCTTCCCGCAGAAATAGGTTTCTAAAATGTCAAATTACTTCAGCAAAGTTCCAGATTTTGAATATGTTAGCAGACTTCCTGATGCATTGATATCAGATTATATTAATGTAAAAAATTTATTCAAAAGAATTGCTTTAAAACAAGACATCTATCAAGACTTATCATTCTTTACTAAGTATGAAATTCTTGGTAATGATAGACCCGATAATGTTGCATTAAAAGTTTATGGCAGATCTGATTTAGATTGGGTTGTCTTGACTAGTAATAATGTTATCAATGTTCAGGATGAATGGCCAATGCCACAACTTGAATTTGATGCATATCTTTTGAATAAGTATGGTACATATGATAATTTAAATTCATCTCATCATTATGAAACTACTGAATTTAAAAATGATGATGGCGTTATAATTGTTCAAAAGGGATTACAAGTTCCCTCAACATATAGTATAACTTATTATGATGGATCTGGAATGGTTACCAGTTATCCTGTTGTTGAGATTACAAACTATCAGTATGAAGAGAAATTAAATAACGACAAGAGAAGTATTTTCTTATTAAAACCAAGATATCTAAATGTAATCATGGATGACTTTGAAGAACTCATGACATATAAAAAAGGTTCCAGTCAATATAAGACTGAAACCTTGAAGACTGCTGATAATATCAGACTATTTTAATTTTACTCTTCAGCAAGTTTCTGGAAGTAGGATAGAGCATCATCCTCATCTGAGTCAACAGACTTTGTAGGAGTGATGTCAGGTGCAGGAGTACTCTTTGCTGCCCAGTCAGGAGCAAAGTTTCCACGAGAACTATCTTCATTATCAGTCTCCTCATCATAACGACGGGGAGTAGGTTTAGCACCAAGCACCATCTTCAGACGCTTCTCCAGGTCCTCGTAGGACTTGAATTGGTCTGTTGCGACAAGTGCTGCAAGAGCGTATTGCTTTTGCCACAGGGCTTCAAGAGCGTCGTCATCATCCAGGAGTGGTGAAGGACGATCAAATTCTGATGAGTCATAGTTCCAATAACCAGCAACTTTTTTCAGTTTCAATTTGAAGTTAGCACCCTGCCAGAAGTCAAAGGGATTGATTGGAGTTTCATCCTCAAACTCAGGTTGCATTGCTTCCATGACCTTATCAAAGATCTTCTTACCAAACTTATACAAGAAGACACCACCCTCATTCTGAGGATTTGCTTTGTCTTGTACAACATAGATGTTGGCATAGTAAGAGAGTTTGCGTTTCTGCTTACGGACAGTATCTTTGTCTGCTTCGTTACCACTGTTCCACAGTTCACGATTGTATTCTGATACAGGGTCTTTACCACCCGTTGTAGTCAGAGAGTTTTCGATGTACCAACCACCAGGACCTTGGAAGGCATGGGAGTACATCTTTGCCCAGGGGAGTTCTTCTCCATCTGGTGCAGGTAAGAAACGGATTACGGCATAACCATTACCGGTCTTATCCATTTCGGGTTTCCATAGACGCTCATCTGCGCCACTGGAAGTATTGTTCATCTTCTCAACTTCTTTCACCAGTTTAGAGGTGAGAGAACCCAGAGAGGATTGCTTCTTAAGATCTGAAAATGACATTCGGATTACCTTAGATTAGTTAGATTTGGCTTGTGTGTACCTTGTTATTCTACAGGTCAGAACCTGTAGTGTCAATCTGTTTCTTCATTATGTCCAGCATCTTGGACATATTATTAAAAACAGCATTTAAATTTGAACCTTCAGGAAGGCCCATCATCGTTGCTGACTCGATGATTCTATCTTTCATTTGTTTTGCTTCGGGATCGTCCGATAAACTCAGGCGAGCATAAAGAACTTTTTGTTTGTCAAGAAGTCTCTCTAACATCGCAACATGAAAGAGTTGTTCTTCAGTATTCATTGAAGAAAATTTAAAGACGTTGCGATAAACATCGTCTTGTAATTCACTAATTTCTGTCATCTCAGCACGGACAACATCAGAATCGAAAAAACTCATTTTACTTTAAAACAATTTCCTTTAAAACTTTTTTATAACGTGATACCTCAATATTTAGAAACGGAGAATACTTTTTCATTCTCATACTGACGGTTTCCCACACTGGGTCTTGTAACTTCTTGTCCCAGTCTTTTCTGAATCCAAGAATCCTATCAAGAATCACCAATGTTTCTATTGAAATATTATCTTTTAGATACTCTTTAAGAATTTGTGGATGTCTAGAACCATCCAACACAAACATAGAATCAAAATTACTATCAGCAAAAATAGATCCTGTCTCTTCTCTAAACAAATAAGTTAATGACTGAGTTCGTTTTTTCCATTCAGTATATCTACCTTCACCTTCACGGATCATCTCTCCTATCCAAAGCTTACTTGGATCAGTGCAGGTAATGAAGTTAGATACAAAGAAGTCAATCATTTCCTGATCTGTCTTCTGCCTTGATACTTTCTCAAACCAGAATCTATCCTTCCTTTTATAGAAAGATTGTACGGTTGCACGACTCTTACCACAATACTTGTGATAGTCATACTTCTCTTTCGTGAAGTGATTCTTCAACGAAAGATATTGTTTATAGGCATCAAACGGCATCATGAAAAAAGTAATAGGGTCAAATTTTTGCCGGAATTTTTTTCAGACAAAAATAGAATCAAATAGGCAATTTTGCTCTGGAACTTCTCTTCAAGAAGTTAAGTTCTAGTGCTTCACATTTTAATTTTTCTTTGAGTGGTTTAGATATCAGTTTCGAAACTGACTCCACATCAATACTATTTTTATCACAGAAGTGAACAACAGCATCAATATAACTCATTCCGTCACCAGTATGAACAAGAGACTCAATCTCTTGTGCGAATCGAGAGGGGCAAAAGAATTTATTTTCTAATGCTTTTTCTAGTTCATTCTCCATTCTCTGTCCTAAGATTGTGAGATACAAATTCTTTAATATAACGAACCAATAACTTAATATAATCCCCTTTGTTTCTTTTGTCAAATACCTTAACCTCACCACCTGGTGTTACCATAATAGTGATAAGTTTTTTGACGGGGATACCAGTCAGTTCGTAATATGCAGCAGCATAAAAAGTTTCTTGAACGAAATAGTTTTCCAACCACTTCTCAGGTTTAATCTTTTCAGAAGTCTTAAAGTCAATGACTGCAAGTTCCCCTTCGTATTCTGCAATACAATCAACTCTACCAGCCAATCCAAGGTACTCAGAGTACAGAGTCCTTTCGATAGCGTGTACGTTATTTATCTTATCCAGATATGGTTTCGCATGATGAAACATGAACTTTGTGAGAGGACGAAAGTCATCCCAGTTTATTTCATTGTTCCGCATGTATACTTCAACTGCTTCATGGAAGTCAGTACCACGAGTAGTTGCTTTCTTTGTAATTTTATTTGCTTCTTCAATACCAATTCTCTTTCGCCAGTTAATAAAAATCTGTCGATTATAGAAAGATGTCACAGAAGTAATAGAAGGCACCCAGTCTCCATTAGGTAAGTTATAGAGACGGATGCCGGTTGTTTCTTTCTTGTTTAGTTCAAGGTCACCGAGATAATTACAATGCTCAAAAATCATAAATTCAAATCCATTTTAGCAATTAAGTATTCTTTACAGAGTCCAGACCTAACAATATCTTCAACACCAAATTCAATGATGTCAACTGATGGCATAACTCTAAGTACTCTCATGAAATCAGCAATACCAGTTTTTTCAGAAGACTTTATAAGATCAGATTGAGTGGCATCACCACAGAACATAATCTTACTGTTATCTCCTACCCTTGTAATTATACTATCAAGTTCGTGGAAATTCAAGTTCTGAAATTCATCAACGATAATGACTGCATTATCAAGTGTAGTACCACGAATGAAAGACGTAGACCAGAAACTAATTGTTCCTTGTGCTTTTAGATTACCATACAGCATTTCAAAGTCTGTATCAGTAGGCATCTCAAACATGTACTTCACCATATTCTTATAAGGAATTTGGTAAAGAGAGGACTTATCCTCATGGTCTCCAGGTAAAAATCCAATCTCTCTGGTTGCTACAAGAGACCTTACGATGTAAATCTTCTCATAAGGAGTCTTGGGGTCAAGAACATCTCTAAGAGCATTGTAGAGGGTTACAAAGGTCTTTCCAGTACCCGCACACCCATAGGCAACAATGTTCTGATCATTCTTATAACAACGAAAAAGTTCTTGTTGGTTTTCTGTCAGTGCCTCGATGGGTTTCATCAAGTCTGCATTGATTGGCTTCTTTCTTTTCATATGCTTGTTGCTCATCCCGAATGGGACTACTGGTGTTTGAGACTTTCTTTTTGAGGTCATACGCTATAAAAGATTGGAAGGATTAACCGTAGTATCGGTTTTTGCGGACATTAGCACCTGGTTGTTTAGATGCACGATCCAAGACCTCATTCCATGCATTGGATTTGGCCTCACCAGTCCACTTAAACTCAGTAGATTGTCCTGCACATCCTTCCGACCAGTCTTTATCCCATCCCGGATTCTCATCCTTCCACTCTGAATATGCCTTCATAGACATATTGAGTTCCTTCTTTTCTTTTGTTTCTAGATTAATAACGGGGTATGTTGGCATAGCTCAATTGTTGGTGTAAATATTTATGAATTCCATTCCATTGCTTCTGCAACAGCAGGGAATTGTTCACAGAAGATTTCCTTTGCACCTAGTGCAAGATCCATATGTTCCTTCTGTGTACCATTTGCAGAACGCAAATCGATATAATGGATCCATGAACGAACTGATCCCGTCATGTAGATTTTTGTGGGACACGCCAGAGGTAATACAAAACGAGCACACTCCTTTGCAATCGATGCATCAAGCATCTCTTTGTAGAGTTTCATTCCATCTGCAAAGTGTCTTTGCATTTTGATTTGGAACTCTTGGCGCGTATGCGGGTCAATATCGTCAATAGAATTCTGACGATTCTTGGTGTCTTGTCTGCGTAGTTCAGGTAAAGGGATCTCCTCCGCGAGTAGGGAACTATCAGCATAGCGTTGTGAAAATTCCTGGTATGTAAATGAACGATGTCGAAGCACTTGAGCTGCGATTCCTCTAGTAGTATTCAACTCCAGAGTCATATATGCTTGCTCAAAAATACTCCAGTGCTGATGCTTCACACAATACTTCAAGAGACCAGAGAACTTTTCATTCTCTTGGTTGTTGGGATTAGATACACGGGCACAGTATGCCATGTGCTTCTCAGCATCAGGAGTTGCGCTAATTAGTTTTACGTTGTTCTCGTTCATCAAGTGTCTCGTTAATAATGTCCTTTAGTTCTTGTCTTTCTAGATCAGTAAAGACATTTCGTTTTGGTATCACCAATGGTGGATAGGATTTCTTTGATGATGTTTTACCATCACTAGGAATACTCATCCCTTGTGTATCTATCTTATCCATCGTCATCCTCAAAAACTTCGTCGTAATCTAAAATGTAATTGGTGCTAGGATCATCAAAGTTTTCCTGCTTAGTTGTGTATGAATCAGTATCAGAATACACTTCAGACTCAAGAGCATCAACCAGCAGTCTTAGATTTTTTACTATCAGTTTTAGTTTATCTCTTTCCATAAAAAATGGGAGGTTTCCCTCCCATCTTAACACTATTCAATTGATTTGGCAATCACTTGGTATAAGTGCGTCCACGATAGCAGAAAGTCCCGTGAGACTCTTTGCTTTCTACACAACGGGTAGAATACTCAACACCACGATATGAGGTGTGTGTAATCTGTGCGTTGTGAACAGCAGATGCTTTGTTGATCTGCTTCTTGATCATGTTTAGTGTGTTCATTGTAGGTACTCCTAAAGTAGTTGGATTTTTAGGTCCGTTCCTTTAGTCGTTTGCGTCCCAATAACAATCAGGTGTTGATTCTTTCATAACCTCAATTAATTCAATCTTAACTTGATTGTTAACATTTTCATTATTCTTTATCCGTAGCATAATGCTATCGGCATCAGAACAACCGAGTGATGAGTATAAAAGAAATTCAATCATGGGATGAACGGCTCCGTTCCGCGACTTACTTGCGTCCCACCCTAGAGCGGGATGAACGTCAGGTCTTATTATAGACCTCATACATTATTTAGTCAAGTGTCTTCGTATCAACACGAACATATGTAATTATGCTTATTCAAATAATGTAAGGTCTCCTTCAGGTCTCCACGATGCTTGAGTCCAATAGCAATCTGTGGGTACTCAGCAGTGTCACCAAACTCTGCATGGAATTGATTATTAGTAAAATCTTTATTCAAAAAGTATTCATGGAAATCTTCGTGAATACTTTTCAAGAGCATACAAGCCCTTTCACATTCTTGACTGCCGTTACTGTAAATTACTGCTTGCATTTTCGTATACTTCTTCGAATGGGAATAAATTTTTTACTTCTCTTACTGGATTGGGAGAAGACTTATGAACATAATGATATCTAGTACATTGGAATTGTTTATCCCATGCTACAATGCAAACGTAATCAGTCACGTTGCCTCCAGTCATCAGGTTTATCCGTATGAAACCAATCCTTAATATCATCAGCACTATCAAATCCCTTCTTATGATTGGATGGGTCGGGATCACCTAACCCCATCCTATTCATAAAATCATCGATAGTACCTTCTTCAATTTCTTGAGAAGATTGTCTTCGTGCTTTTTGCAACCAATCTCTGGCAAGTGTATGAGACTTAGCAAGTTTCTCCGCCCAGATCATATCAGGTAAAGATACGTCCTCGCAAAGAACTATTTTTTTACAGATTGCTTCAAGTCGCAACCTGTATTTGGTGGAAAGCATAAGCACTCCTTTAACATTAATATTTATTTTAATGGTCTACCGTGCTTATCAAGTAATCCAAGTTTCCTAACCTGAGATAGATTGGATCTTTGACTTTTTTTGATCTTCTTATATTCCTTGATGATTTTATCAATCTCGTTTTTAGATATACTTAATTTCAATTGCTGTTCATCTGTGGGTTCAACAAATCCAAGACCACTTTTTTCTGTCAATTCCTTTGCATCAACATATTCATTAATAGATTCCTGAATCTCATCTTTAATTAGTTCATTAATTTGATTCTTAATTTGGTCTTCATTCATTTCCTTTTCTTCTCCTTCTCCTTCTTTGGTTTGTTACCCCAGAGTCTTGGACTGATATTTCCATACCCAAAATCAATTCTTTGTACAGAACCTTTACCATATCGATCATAATACATATCAAACATTTTTGATACTTTATTACAACGAGTAAGGTCTATACACTTTACTCCATCAACAATATACCAAATAAGTCTTGCGTCTGTAGGAAAAGACTTATCATTTGCAATTTCAATTGTTGTCTTCTCAAGGAGGATTTGACAATCGTAATCAGATGGATTGATTTTACTTTCCTCTGGACTGTAGTCTGCCATTTCCTTTTCCTGTTCTACAGCAACTGTCATGAACGACCACCCCAATTAATATCGGGATATGCTTCCCGAACTATTTCATATGTTAATTTATATTTGGTTTGTAGTTCTTTGTCTTTCACCAAGCAAAGAATTTTTGCTTCCTCTGGATGCAATCCCTCAAGGATTTGAATGAACATAGTCTCTCTACGGAGTGAGGTAAGAGAGTCATTGCCACCCTTTACAAAATTGAAGAGATACTTATACTCTACACGGAGTGAAGTATGATCTGTTCCTACAGGGACTTCATTTTCAGTATAAGGAACTGTTCCTTTTGGGATTACAGAGATAGCAGTATCATCAAAGTTCCAAATGAGAAGAACCTTTAGAGCATTATTAGCATACTCTTGTAGGATCTCAACTTTCTTTGCTTTCGATCTTTGCTTACTGACAAGTTCAAGAATCTCATGCTGAAATGGATTCGGTGGTAATTTCTGTTTAGTCGTCATCTGTTTCGTCGAGTTCGTCATAGCCATTTTCAAATCGTACTGCTAAAATTTCGTCTGGTAATACATTTCCGTTTTCATCAAACATCTCTGGATGAGTGTAAACTGGTTGATTTACCCATGTATTCTCTCTTGCTAACCATCCTACCACACCTCCTACAAAAAAGAACATGATTGAAACAAGGGTTCCAATCGTAAGTGTTACTGCTAACATTTTTTATACTCCAGAGATTTATTTCTTTCGAATATCCAGGTAAAAGTTAAAGTGAAAAACAATCTCTCGTCTAAGGAAGGAAATCATCTTACCAAACTTTACTTGAAAAGTTTTGGGTGGATCTGGTTTACTCCTCCTATTTCTTAGTAACAACTCTACCCCACGATTAATGTGGGTCTCATCGTTATTTAGATTGCTTCTTTCTTCGTCCAGGTCTTCGATCATTACTGTACCTCCGTGCATCTTCTAAGATGCCATACAAATATGTTTTAATTTTTCTTGCCTGGGGTTTGGGGATATGACCATAACCTTCACGAAGTTGCTTATGAGCACTGTCCATACCACCTTCAAGATATTCTTCAAGATCTAAAACAATGTCACTGATCTCTGCGGATGTAGAACTCTCAATAAATGCATCTATCTCATGCTTCTTAATTTTTGATGTTTTTAGATAGTCATAAAATTTTAAATTCATTCGACCATCAAATGCATAATCAATAGCATGTTCAATCATATCATAAATGTCGATGAGGTTTTGTTCCATTAGACCAATTTTTGTTCCCTAAGATACTTAACAGTTTCAGTGCATCCGCCAATGATTGTATCATCTTTCATGACTCTTGGAAAGGTTGATCCTTGTCCAAACTTATCATAAAATTCTTGGCGAGAATAATCTCTGTTAAGTTTATATATCACATGCTTGATTTCTGCAAGTTGTAATACCTGTTCAACCTTAGTGCAATAAGGGCATCCATCCTTTGAATATACTGTAAATGTCACTGCTTTACTTCCCTCCAATCGTTTTCAAAAATCTCCATACCCTTGTCGGTAAGAATGTGGTCATACATCTGATCAAATACCTTAGGTGGCAAGGTGCAAATGCTAGCACCATTATACCATGACCTTACAGCACGCTGCACACTACGAATTGATGCAGAAAGAATTTGAGTTCTCACACCATGAATTCGATACAGTTCGGAGATAGATCTTACAACCTCCAGGCCTGCTACTGATTGGTCGTCTAAGCGTCCTACAAAGGGAGAGACATATGTTGCCCCAGACTTTGCTGCTAGGACTGCCTGAGAGGCACAGAAGATAAGTGTAACATTAACCCTGATACCCACATCACTAAGTGCCTTACAGACTTTTAAACCCTCGCGAGTGCAAGGAACTTTAACAGTGCATACATCACCAAACTTTTCAGATAGTCTGATACCCTCGGTATACATTTCACTCACATTACCCATGACTTCCATACTAATATCTTTGATACCAACATCTTTAATATGTTGATATGCATCGTCAGGATTTCTTCCAGATTTCATAATCAGAGTCGGATTGGTTGTGACTCCATCAAT